TGACTTTAAGTCACTAATAGGTTCTGAGTTTACCGTCAGTGAAGAACTCTTAGAAAATCTAAGGGTTGCTTCTAAACGTGTTGTAATGAGGTGCGCGTCAGTCAACAATAAGCTGGCTGGCGGTCACATTTCCTTCAATACCGCAGGAGAATTAAATTTTCCGGCGTCATCTGGAGGTAAAGTTAAAGCCATGATGGAAGATATTCTTCCGTGGTTAAACTACATTCCGAAGGTTAACGAATCATTCGACACACCTATTGGAAAACTTAACATGTCTCCGGGAATCCGAAGGCATGAATCAATCTCTAATAGAATCTCTGGAAGAGATTTCTTTGAAGAAGATATCGAAACACACTTAAGGGAAGGACTAAACCCTTCAACAGGTGTTATGATTTATGGATGCGCCTATGCCAAGCTTAAGGAATGGCAAGGAACTTTCCAAACCAGACAAGAGGCTGTGCCCGAACCTGGTAACAAAGTAAGGATTATAACCACCAGTCACTGGTGGTTACAAATCTTACAAAGTCCGGCCGCTCATGAACTCAATTCGATGATTAGCCAGCATCCATATGCACATTCTTGCATGAGGAGAGCAAATCAAGCTTGGAGATCACTTGATGAGTGGTCAAAATTAAGCTATGATTCACTTCCAGAGGAGTATTATGTACTCTCTTCGGATTTGAAATCAGCAACCGATGCTTTACCACATTCGGTGATTGAATCAGCCTTCAAAGGGCTTGCTGATATTTTCCCTCAATGGGCTGACATTTTGTCAATACCATTGAAGAGATTTTGCTTCACCTCAGACGGAGACACAGTCTACATCGTCAGGGGAATAATGATGGGGGAACCACTGTCAAAGACAGCATTGATCCTTATATCATTAGCAATAGAAGAAATGGCATTTTGTAAATACCATGGGTTCAATTTGAAAGATCTCGAAAATCTTGTTGAAACCTCTACTTTCAAAGATAGATTCTTCTTCCTGGGAGGCGATGATCATCTTGCCGTAGGAAAGATTGATTATCTTAACCTCATAACTGAAATGTACCATTCATATGGTGCAATCATTTCAAAATACAAACATAGAAAATCTAAGATTTTTGTTATGTTCTGTGAGAACATGTTATATTTTGTTAATAGGAAACTTAACCTGACTCCTAAGGAAGCAGGCAAAAGCCCTAATTCGGGAATCTTTGTAGACTCAGTCAAAGTGAGACTACTGAGCCCATTCTCTAAAGCATTAGACAGTAGAGATGAAAGGAACCCGGCAATAGGTAAGCTTCGAGACTTATCCACATCATGCCAGTATCAATCGCAAGAATTTAAAAGAATAGTTCTTGATCGCTTCTGGTATAGATTTAAAGGCTATATACCATCTAGACATTATACTACGATGTATTCTATAGCATCTCTTCATGGGCAAGTAGGAGGACTTAATTTCGGAGAAAGGCCTCCTAAAGATATAACTTTCCAAAGGTTACCGCCCATCTATAATTGGGCATTAAGAAGAATGGTTTTAAAACCAGACTCCATAGTGCTCAAAATTAGGTCGATCTTAGGTGGATTATTCCATCTTTCAAGCCCGAGGGGCTTAAAGCTCGACAAGATAGAAGAGTTCCGGATGAGATTTTATGAATCTCAATCAGAACTTCGTGCTAAAAGTACAGAACAGATCCTAGAAGAACTGGGTCTAGAACGTACTTGGGACACCAAGAGAATTCTTTCCAAGAAAGGGTTCAAATCGTTAAACGAATTGGAGTCTATGATTCGTAAACCGCATAT